GTGTTTGGCGAGGCGGGGCCAGAAGCCATTATGCCGCTCACTCGCGCATCAAATGGCTCACTGGGTGTCAGGGCGATTATGCCTGATGTGTCTACATCAAGCGGAGGAGCGCCACAGGTAACCGTCAATATTTCAAGTGACGGGCAAGTATCGCAAACCTCTACACCGGGATGGGAGCAGTTTGGGCGGGAAATTGGTCAGTTTGTCGATCAGCGTTATCGGGTGTTACGCGATAAAGATCTACGACAAGGTGGCGCGCTGAATCCCGCAAGAACAGGGCGCAGGAGCTCATGATGGAAACGTTTACTTTCTGTCCCCGCGTTAACCCGGAGGGCGAATTTACTCAGCGAACGCGAGCGGTACAATTTGGAGATGGCTATACCCAACGCTCAGGCGACGGTATTAATAGCGAGTCGCAGAGTTGGCCGTTAACGTTTGTGGGTGATAATACATTCATCCAGGAAATTATGGCATTCCTGCGCCGTCATAACGGTTATACCGCGTTTCAATGGGTTAGTCCGCTGTCCGAGTTAGGGCTGTATTGCTGTCCTGACGGGTTTAACGTTACGGCGCTGGGTAAAAACAGTCGCGGCGTTCAGATGTTCCAACTCACCGCGACATTCATTACCGCTTACCATCCATAATCAGGACTATCCATGTCATTAAACACCGACTCCCAAAAACTGGAGCCGGGCGATAAAGTGCGCCTGTTTGAAGTGGACTGCACTGCATTCGACGGCCCGGAACTGTATTTTCACAATCACCCGATCCCCCATACTGCTGCTGAAATTGAAGCGGCAGGCGGGGATGAAACAAAACTTCTCGCAAAATCAATCTGGTGGCAGGGCATCGAATACAAAGCGTGGCCGACACAGGTAGAGGGGCTGGAAATGATCAGCGACGGCAGCGCACCGACGCCCACTCTATCAGTCGGGAACATTGACGGCACAATTACCGCACTGTGTCTCGCGTATCAGAACCTGGCACAAGCTACCGTGCGTATTCATACCACGTATAAACACTATCTTGATGCCCGGAATTTTCCTGATGGCAACGATGAGGCCGATCCGACACAGGAACGGCTGGATGTCTGGTATATCGACAGAAAAACTAAAGAGGATGACGAGTTTATCACGTTCGAAATGTCATCCCCGGCCGACCTGCAAGGCATTCTGATCCCCACCCGACAAATTCATAGTCTTTGCACCTGGTGCCAGCGCGGAGAGTATCGCGGGGCATCATGCGGGTATACCGGAACAAACTATTTCGATGCTGACGGAAACCCTGTTGACGATCCGGCGCTGGATGAGTGTTCCGGTCTGCTATCGACCGGTTGTAAGCCACGGTTCGGTGAGGACGCAGAGTTGCCGTTTGGTGGATTCCCAGGCTCTGCGCTGATTAAGAGGTAAATCGTGAAACTGAGTAAATTAATCATTACGGAAATACTCGCTCATGCTGAGGATGAATATCCGTTTGAGTGCTGTGGTGTGATTGTCCAGAACGGCAAAAAACGGCGTTATGTCCGTTGCCGTAATATAGCGCAGGAGCCGTATGAACATTTTACTATGAGCCCGGAAGACTATGCAGAGGCGGAGGACACAGGGACGATTATTGCTATCGTCCACAGCCATCCCGACGCGTCGACACAGCCCAGCAACGTCGATCAGGCGCAATGTGACCTGTCACAGTTGCCGTGGGTTATCGCTAGTTGGCCAGAGGGCGATATCAGAACGATTATGCCGGTCGATGGCATTAAACCGTTACTGGAGAGACCATTCGTTCACGGCATCTGGGACTGCTACACCATTGTTAGGGATTGGTATCAGATGGAGCGAGGCATTTCGCTGCTGAATTTCGAGCGCTCGGATGGATGGTGGGAGCGGGGCGAAAACCTCTATATGAAACATTATGCCGAGGCAGGATTTACTGCTGTCAGCGGTGAATTACAACCCGGTGACGTTATCGTTATGCAGATTCGCGCCAACGAACCAAATCACGCCGGGATTTATGTTGGCAATGGTGAAATGGTTCATCACATGTACAACCAGCTTAGCCAGAAAGTGCCATACGGCGGCTACTGGCTGGACAGAACGATAACCCGGTTGCGTTATACAGGGGGGCGAGAATGTCAGTAGCAATTGAGTATCAGCCACTAAAAACCATCCGACTCTATGGCGTTCTGGGTGCAACATTTGGCCGCGTTCATCGTCTGGCGGTTGAGAGTCGGCAGGAGGCGATAAAGGCGCTCTGCGTCATTATCCCTGGTTTTGAAAAATTCCTGCTGACGAGTAAAGCGCGTGGGCTGACCTATGCGGTATTTGACGGTAAACGGAACTTGTCTAGAGATGAACTCGATTTTAACGTCAGCAATGAAATCCGCATTGCGCCGATCATTATTGGTAGTAAAAAAGCAGGGGCATTTCAGACCATTCTTGGCGCTGTTCTTGTCGTTGTAGGTGTTGCCATTGGGTATTTTACGGCTGGCGCGATGTCATCAGTGGGATATGGCATAGCTAAAATGGGCGGGGCAATGATGCTCGGCGGCGTTGTACAGATGCTATCTCCCGTACAGGGTGGGGTATCAATGCGCGAGTCTCCCGACAACAAACCGAGCTATGCATTCGGTGGCCCGGTTAACTCTATCGCCCAGGGTAATCCGGTTCCTATTTTGTATGGCCGTCGCCGAATCGGTGGCGCAATCATTTCAGCGGGTATTTACGCGGAAGACCAGCAGTAGCACATCTCAATTTATTACCCAGACCCGCCATCGTGCGGGTTTTTTGTATCTGAGGTATCCATGCAAGCAGTGATTGAGGGTAAAAAGGGCGGCAGCAGCAATGCTCGGACACCTGTTGAATCACCTGACTCTATTCAGTCCACGTCATATGCAAAAATTCTGCTGGCGCTGGGTGAGGGAGAGTTTGCGGGCGGGTTGGATGGCACACGTATTTTTCTGGATGGGACGCCGATCACTAACGCGAACGGCAACGCGAATTTTTCTGGCGTGACGTGGGAATTTCGTCCCGGCACGCCGGATCAATCGTATATTCCCGGCTTCCCTGGTGTTGAAAATGAAATCACGGTCAACACAGAATTGACGAGCCAAACGGCATGGGTGCGCTCGCTGACAAATACGCAACTGTCTGCTGCCCGCCTGCGATTTTCGTGGTCAACTCTGCAACAGCAACTGGATAACGTCGATGTAGTCGGTTATCGCATTGAGTATGCGATTGACGTAGCCACAGATGGCGGCAGTTATCAGGAACTGCTGCGAACCGCAGTGGACGGTAAAACGACGACAACATACGAGCGTAGCCACCGTATTGACCTACCGAACGCATCAACGGGCTGGCAAATCCGCGTACGCCGTATCACACCAAACTCAACCAGTAACCGTATTGCCGATCGCATGGTGATTGAGGCTATTACGGAGGTGATCGACGCAAAATTGCGTTACCCCGAAACCGCTTTATTATTTATCCAGTTTGACGCCTCTCAATTCCAGAACATCCCGGTTATTTCCTGCGAACCTGACGGTCGTATTATCCGCATTCCGTCAAATTATGATCCACTCGCCCGCACATATAGCGGCACGTGGGACGGTACATTTAAATGGGCGTGGACGAATAATCCCGCGTGGATTTATTACGACATCCAAATCAGTGAGCGTTTCGGGCTGGGCCAGCGGATTAAGGTCGAGAATCTGGCGATCACAAAATGGACGCTGTACCAAATCGCGCAGTATTGCGATCAGTTGGTGCCTGATGGTCGTGGCGGTAGCGGCACAGAGCCGCGTTTTCTGTGTGACGTTTATATCCAGTCTCAGGAAGAGGCCTGGACAGTAATCAATGATCTGGCTGCGATTTTTCGTGGCGCGACGTTCTGGGCTAACAATCAGATGAACGTCATCGCTGATATGCCTCGCGATATTGATTACATCGTAACGCGAGCTAACGTTAAAGACGGGAAATTCACGTACAGCAACGCCAGCGAAAAAACGCACTACAGCACAGCTATGGTTGCCTGGTCTGATCCTGCCAATGGTTATCAGGATGCAGTTGAGGCGGTTTCTGACAACAAGCTGATTCGGCGCTATGGCATTAAACAGGCTGATATTACGGCGATCGGGTGTACTCGTTAGACTGAGAGTATCCGCCGTGGTAAATGGATTCTGCACACCAATGATGCCGATCGAGCGATTTCGTATACGATGGGACTGGACGGCGATGTCCCTGTGCCTGGCTCAATTGTTGGCGTTGCTGATGCGTTGCTGGCCGGTCGTCCGCTGGGTGGACGTATTAGTGCCGTCGATGGACGGAACATCACGCTCGATCGTGTATCGTCAGCCGCGGTTGGTGAGCGGCTGATCGTCAATCTTCCGAGCGGGCGGGCGCAGGGGCGCACGATTGAGGCCGTGAATGAGAAAATCGTTACGGTCACAACCGAATACAGCGAAACACCGATCCCCGAATCGGTTTGGGCTGTGGACGCCACGGATTTGGCGCTGCAACTGTATCGCATTATCGGCGTGAAGGAGGGTGATGACGGCGTTTCTTTCGATATTACCGGCATTGAATACGACCCGAATAAATGGGACAAAATTGATAACGGCGCCCGTATCGAGTCGCGCCCGATCAGTGTTATTCCGCCGTCTGTTCAATCCGCACCCGCAAACGTTTTAATCGGCAGCTATAACGCTGTTGATCAGGGCATAAACATTACGACGCTGCGAGTGATGTGGGAGCGAGCCGACAGCGCGATTGCGTATGAGGCGCAGTGGCGCCGGGATAGCGGGAACTGGATAAACGCTCCGCGCACATCTGCGCTGGGGTTTGAGGTGTCAGGCATTTACGCTGGACAATACCAGGCTCGCGTTCGGGCTATTAATGCGGCTGAAATCTCCAGCATGTGGGCCAATGCGCAGGAAACCCGACTTAACGGCAAAGAGGGCAATCCGCCTGCGCTGGCGAGTTTCATCACAGCGCCACTCGTTTTCGGCATCCAGATTAACTGGAGTTTCCCCGCTGATACCACTGACACGCTAAAAACAGAAATCCAGTACTCCCCGACGAGCGACGGACAGGACGTCTTGTTACTGGCTGATGTTGCGTATCCCACGCGAACCTATCAGCAAATGGGGTTGTCTGTCGGGCAGGCGTTTTTTTACCGCGCCCGTATTGTCGATAAATCAGGTAATCAGGGGCCGTGGACTGGATGGATGCACGGGGAATCCAGCACTGATGTTAGCGATATTACTGATGTGATTATGGCGGAGGTAACGGAAACTGACGCATGGAAATCACTGTCTGGTGACGTTGAGTTAAATACCCAGCAGATCGCTGACGGCATGCTGACCAGCATTGAGCAGGCGCGGGCGATTATCCGCAACAGTCTGGCTAACGACGCTGAAACCCGCCGTTGGCGAGCTCAGAACGGGGAGCGCACTGCTGAGATATCCGAAACCCGCGCCGCTGTCGCCAGTGAGGTGGAGGCTCGCACAATTGCACTGCTGGAAATGCAATCCAGTATCGGCAATACAAACAGCAACCTGAACTCGTTACAGCAGACAGTCACGACGCTGGAGCAAACAACGGCGCAGGATATCGCCAGTCTGAATAGTAAAATGACGTCAGCGGAGGGGAACATTGACGGCCTGTCAACGGTTGTTGATGGCATTGAGTCAACCGTTTCTCAGCAGGGCAACACAATCACATCTCAAGGATCGCAGATTACGCAGATCACTGCATTGGTTGCCGACGCCCAGTCTACCGCTAACGGCTCAGTGCAGAGCATCAATAGCGTATCTGCAACCGTTACCCAGCAGGGCAACACAATCACGTCTCAGGGGTCACAGATTAACCAACTGACGGCGACAGTTAACGGCGTATCTGCTGAAATCAGCGATGTGAGTAGTGTTGTCGGCAGCATGGACGCAAAAATGTCTGCGTATCGTTCAATAAAAGTGGCCGTAGATGCAAACGGGCGGCAATACATTGCCGGAATTGGGTTGGACGTTTCCAATTCAACGTCTGGGATGCAGGCAAATATTATTATGCTGGCTGACAGATTCACAATGATGGTAAATGCGGGAGGAACGCCAACGCCGATATTTACAAATCAGGGAACTCAGGTGATTTTGCGCAGTGCGGTTATAGGTGATGCAACTATTTCATTTTTGAAAATAGCCGATGACATTAAATCAACTGGATATGACGTGCCGGGTGTCGGTGGATATTGGTTGAGAAAAAACGGAAATTTCGACCTAAAAGATGCTAATGGGGTTACCGTTATAGAGTGGGGGCCGTAGTGACTAAATTTATACTCAGAAATCCTGATGGCAGCATACAGTTTGATCATAATGATCGAATTGTTAAAGTCATAGGGCTAATCAACTTGGGAAACGTTAATGGCTCCATTGATGTTGGTAATGACACGGATTCCTCAGATATATGGTATTCGGTTTTTCTCGCCCCAAACCAAATGATGCGAATCCCACCAGTTATTACAATATCCGGTAAAAACATCAACTGGAGCTTTAGCGAAGCGGGCTACCCGGCGTCGGGTGGTAATACCGGGAATCCGATTCTGCTTTATGGAGTGTACTGATGGCGTATTTACGGACCCGGAATAAAGATGGAAAAATTTTATTTGATTCTGATATTCCATGTTATGTTCTGTCTTCGTATGGTGAAACCATCATGGACTCACCCGTTAATGATTTAACATGGGGTATGGCTCCTATAAAACAAATTTCAGCAACAGTTGACACAGATTATCCTCCATTAATTTTTATTAGCCCCGGCACGCCGGGAAATAATAGTAATCAGCCTGCGTGGAACTCTGTTTGTGTATCGTCTATACAACGTACTGGTAACACGTTGACATTTAGGATATACGGCAATGTAATGTCTCCTTCATCTCAACGGATAAAATATTATATATTCACAATACCCAGAGCCATAAATAACGACAGGGAGGGCGTTTTTGCTGTTTGGAAGACAAATAGCGACGGACAGCGGTTAAAACATTCGATAGCGCCTATAAATACATGATACCAGTGCATGTCGAAAACAGACGATTAACTAATGCATATACCGATATGATCCAGGTCCCGCTATCGCCCGAACGGGAATATGCGGCATGTAATACCATATTTACCGGTTTCAATCTGAGCAGTGGTGGTGGTTTAATTTATGCGGTACACAGATGGCAATTCTACTATACATTTGAAAAAAAACCTATTAATACACGCTCAAACCGTATTGGCTGACTCGTTGGGCACACCATCAGGTTTATTTAATGGCCCATACCAGTGTGAAAATATAGGTTTGATTGTTATAGACATTACGCGACTTAATTTAGCGTGAATTATTCAAAAACGCCTGCAATCTATTAATTAATAAGAACCGCCAAATCAGGCGGTTTTTTATGTCTGGAGAAATTATGTCTTGGTATAGAACAGGAACTATTGCTGCAACCAATGGCAGTAAAATCATTACGGGGGCAGGAACACAGTTTTTAAACCCGCTGAACGGGGTTTCCGCTGGCCGCATGCTGCTATTGCCTGGCGCGGGAACTGTTCAGATTTATGAAATCGCGTCTGTTCAGTCAAACACCCAATTAACATTAGTCGATAATTATACCGGTACAACTGGCGCCGGAAAACTCTATGCCATTCCGACGTCACCGACTGTTTCTATCGAGCAGTTCGCGCATGATTTTGCGGAGACGCTCGCATATTACCAGCAGCAATTAGCGGGCTGGCAGGCGATTTTAACCGGAACAGGTGACGTAACGTTAACGACGCCAGACGGACAGAGTGTAACGGTTCGCAGCCAACGGGCATGGGACACCGCGCTGAATGGGAAAATGGATAACATCTCATTGCCATTATCCCGCGACAATGGCGGGTCAGGATCAACCGACGGAGCCGTTCGCAATGCCCCTAATGCCCCATCAAGTAGAACTTTAAATGATTGGCTTAGCTCGCTTGACGGTAACATGGCTGGTTCTGCACCGATCTCAAATGACGGTGGTTCGTGGCACACATATCTGAATGTAAAACACAGAAGCGGAATCGGTGATGGGATTAATTACGGTTTCGTACTGGAAGACCGCAGTATGACGTCGGCTAATTACGATGTTATATCCGTAAGGAAACAGGTAGGAGGATCGTGGCTTGCACCAGTTACCTTGTGGCACAGCGGGAACTTAACCAAACAATCCTCAGTGTCTGATACCACCATAGGCGCTGTCTTAACTAATGGTTCGTGGGGTCTTGGCGGCATAGCAATAAGCTCGGCTAACTATGCCACGATCGCCAGTACCCCCCGCAGTCAATTTATCGGGAGTGTATCAAATAACACTGGGTTTCCAACCTCGGATGTTGCGTGGACAGGTATTCATGTACCATTCAATGTCGATGGGTCGGCAACGGTTGCACTGGCTATATTAGCGGCCCCATCTTTAGGCGCTGCCAGAATGCAGGTTCATACCCGTAGATCTAGCATTAATAATGGTTGGCTAAACGTATTAATGTCCAACCAGTACACCGTTGACGCCAACGGATTCTATAAATCAGCATCACCGATTCTACGGCTCGCCAATTCCATTAGTGACATGCCTGATAATTATCTGGATGGTTTTGAACCATCTGGTTGCGGAGCAGTGAACATTGAGGCGGTTGGCGCTAATGCTGAGCGATTGGCGGTTGGTATATATCGCGTAACCGGTGCGCTAGGGTTGTCTGTCGAGGGGTGGACGATAGAAATTCCGCAGGACGTCAACGGCAACCGACTGGTTCATGTTGCAACTGAAACAGCCGATAATGGTGATATCACGGTATACGTCAGTAAACGCAAATTTGATATTGAAACCGGAAATATTGTGGCGGGCGAACCGATGGATATCCCTGCTGGCCGCTGGATAGATTTGAGATTGTCGATGCCACTAATTGAAGCACCTACCCCTGAAGAGGAGTAAAAGAGTCAAGCAGACCGGCAATGATGTCGAGCGCCTCTTCCAATGTTTCAACGGGGTCGGTGTGAATCGCCGGCGCCTCTGTCTCTCCGACGCGCACAGCGACATAAAACCCGGAGTCCTCAATCACTGCATACGAGCCAACGGGACATGCCGTCAGCATATCATTGTCGTCGAGTATGCAGATCGTGGTTCCGTGATAGTAGGTAGTTTTCATTGCAGCACCCGTTAAAACACCTGTAGATATAAATAAAATACGAAAATTAAAGGTAACTTATTGAATTTAATGGTACGCCCTACAGGATTCGAACCTGTGACCTACGGCTTAGAAGGCCGTTGCTCTATCCAACTGAGCTAAGGGCGCGTTGCGAAGAGAGATGAAACTGTTGGTTAGTGAGATAACAGTGGGCTGGATTATACCCACACACCTCGGTGAGTCAACGGATTGGCGTGCGATTTACGCTATACGGTGAATCCTTGTACAGCATTGGCCCTTCTTACTATCGTCGGAGCTCTTGGGAACATGATTGCGAACCTGATTCACGATAAATGATAACAAGAATATGTCTTTCAGCTTTCTCTGCTGGGCCGATTCGGAAATCTTTTGTAAGTTGTGCTCAGATGTATTCGCCACAACGTGACGTTGATACACTAGATGATAAGTGAAAGACAATATGGGTTGTCTGGTTCGGTTACCGTTGTTCGTAACCACTGCAATTTCTGTCGAACTGGGAATTTTTCGATTTATGCATAATTTGTTATCCGCGTTATTGCGTATTTGTCTACTAGCGACGCTTATGTCGCCAGTCGTGTATGTGTCCGCGGCGGAATCGGATGCTAATACGCAACCTGCGAAGTCTGAAGCGCCAGTGAAAATAAATATCGATGCGGAACTGGTAAAGTTGCAGAAGCAACTGGATAGCATTAAGCAGCAGGTGTCCGGGGCTAACAGCGATAGCATGTTCGGGGCGTTGAATGATACGGCGCAGGAACTGGTAAACAGTACGGATGATCTTTCTGCGGCGGTAGCGCCATTGCGAGCGCAGATTCAGGCGCAGTTGGATGTGCTGGGGCCGGCTCCGGCGGCTGGTTCTAATATCAATGAAACAGCGGAAGTGACACGTAAGCGCAATAATCTGAATACGCAAAAGTCCAAAATGGATGCGCAGATTGAGCAAATTCAGGCGCTGCGCGCCAATGCGACTAACTTATCGGCACAGATTGTCACTTTGCGGCGTAATGCGTTAAAAACGCAGTTGGCGCTAAACTCCGGCAGTATTCTTGGCGCGCGATTCTGGTCGCTGCTTGTGGCGACTCAGGCGGAAGATCAACGACGGTTGAGTACTTTTCAAGAGCAACTGAGCGATGCTTTTATGGCGTCATGGGCTCCTGACTGGCGTTATGGTTCAGTGTTTTTACTTCTGTTGGCCGCCGCGTTGACGACGGCAGGGCGTCAGTTTCTTGAGAAATACCTGGCCTGGGTCGGTATTCATATATTGCCGGAAGGCCGGTTGCGTCGGAGTTTTTTGGCGACGGCGGTTGTGATATCGACCGTGCTGACGATCGGTATTGCCACGAATCTGCTGGATTTTATGCTTACCCGACATGGCGGGGCGTCTGAGCGCGTGGCGTCATTTCTTGATGCGCTGGTGCGGTTGGCTATTTTTTGCGCCATGATCGCCGGGTTGGGACATGCTTTTCTTTCGAATCAGCGACCTTCGTGGCGTTTGCCCGCGATCTCTAATCCCGTCGCAAAGGCAATGACGCCTTTTCCGGTTGTCGCTGCTTTGTTTATTCTGTTTTTCGGCATAGTTGAGCAGATCACGGTTACGGTTGGGACATCTGTCGCCGCCACCATCATGGTAAATGGATTATCGGCGTTACTCCTGGCCCTCACCACTGGAACGATTGCGCTTAAGAGCGATCAGGTTCGCCGCCAGATGGTGCATTCCGGCGAGCAACCGGAAGCCCGTTCTACGCTGGCGGGGCTGATTCATCTGGCGGTACTGGCAACGTCAATTGCGGTGTTGATCTCGCTGGTCATCGGTTACATATCGCTGGCGCGTTTTTTAACCTATGAACTGGTATGGATCGGCATGGTGTTTTCCTGCCTTTACCTGTTCTCAACGTTTATTACGGATATCTGTGAAAGCGTTTTTTCTCCCAACAATGCCAGCGGCAAGCGTATTAAGAATTCCCTTAATCTTGATGACCGGCATCTGGCGCAGGCTACGTCATTGTTTTCGGCCAGCAGTAAAGTTTTTTTGATATTGATGGCGGCGGTGGCGCTTCTCAATGGCACATTTGGCACCACAACGCCGCTCGAACTGGTACAAAAAGCGGTTGAACTCTGGGGTGGTAAAGGACTTGAGACGCTGAGCATTGTGCCTGCTCATTTAGTAAATGCGATTTTGTTTCTGGTGGTTGGCATATATGTGCTGCGTTCCTCGAAACGTTGGCTGGAGTATGAGTTTCTTCCCAAAACGATGCTTGAACGTGGTATCCGCGCGTCACTGGTGACGTTGTTCAGCAACATTGGTTACATTCTGATTATTTTATTGACGCTGGCAACGCTGGGTATTCAGTGGAATAAACTGGCCTGGATTGTCAGTGCGCTTTCGGTCGGTATCGGTTTTGGTCTGCAAGAGATCGTGAAAAACTTTATTTCCGGTTTGATTTTGCTGACGGAGCGCCCGGTTAAGGTCGGCGATACGGTGAATATCAGTGGGGTAGAAGGCGATATTCGGCGAATTAATGTACGAGCGACGGAAATCCAACTGGGCGACCGTTCGACGGTGATTGTCCCGAACTCGCAGTTTATCTCGCAGAATGTACGTAATATCACAATGGGAAATCCTTTGGGCCTCGCGACGTTGGCGCTTACCTTTCCATTGGATATTGATCCTGAAGAAGCACGGTCTATTTTGTTGGATGCTTATATCAATCATGAGGCCATTCTGGACGCGCCTGCGCCCACGGTTAAATTTAGCCAGCTAAATCCGACAGGTATGGTGCTGAGCGTGACAGGCTATGTCAGCAGCCCAAGAATGGTCGCCGATGCAAAAAGTGATTTGTTATTCGAAATCATCAAGCGGTTGCGGACAGCCAATATTCCGTTGGCGGTCCCTCAAAAAATGGTGCTGGAGAATGGCGCAGCGTTGCCGGATGGGATTACCCTGGATGACAAGAGTCCAACATAA